GCACGGGCAACGAGCGGACTCGGTGATCGGATGTCCGAGATCATCACGACCATCGGTCGCTTCCCCGAAGGCATCACCCCACGCAATCTCAAGGTGCTGCTACCGGACGTGTCGAACCTCGACGAGTACCTGCGCCGTGCTGTCGACGCGAACAGGCTGGTCAAACTCTCACGCGGCCTGTATGCCCCCGTGAGAAGTGTGAGAAGTGTGAGTTTCCCCGAGGATGACGCCCTCCAAACTCACAAACTCACGGAACTCACACACTCACAGGGGGGTGAGTGATGACCGCCTTCCGCGTGTGGCTCGAGACGTGCAAGGGCTGCAACCCCTGGACCCGCGTCATCGCTCACCCGACCACGACGGAACCGATCGTGCAGGCGCTTCACGAAGACGACTGTCATGTGTGGCCTCGTCAGCAGCGTTCGGACGGGCAGGAGGTCACTTGTGCGCTCTGACAAGGGGGCGTCCGAGTACGCCGCACTCATCGAAGCGATGGAGACCGTACGCCCCGCATGCCGGGACTACGAACTGTTCACCGCCGATGCCACCGACGAGGCACAGCAGGCACTCGCCGCCCGCCTATGCGCCGCGTGCCCGCTCCGGGATCTCTGCCGCGACTACGCGGAGGCATCGAAACCAACCGCAGGTATCTGGGCCGGTATCCCGTATCCCCGCCGAGGAAGGAAGACCCCGTGATGTCGATCGCCGTATGGCTGCACTGGTGGTGGCAGCGCATCTACGAATGGCACATCCGGAGGTGGGAACTGTGACCGAGCAAGACCGGATCGCCGCCATCCGCCGCGGCACCCGCAAGACCGAACGGCGAGCACGACGATACGCAGCACTCATTCGCAAAGCCATCGAAGTACTCGACAACCTCGCCGAAGAACTCGAAACCGAACTGGAGAAGTCATGAACAACGAAGACCTCGAACGCCTCGCGGGCTGGGTGGCCGACTACGGGCGCAACACGAAGATGCTCAACCGCATCGCCGAACTCAACAACCCCGCCGCGGTCGAAGAAACACCCGACTACCTGAAGACGCAGCTTACCCGTGAAGACCTCCGGGGCATGACACCCGAACAGATCGAAGCGGCACACGCCGCCGGCGACCTCGACCAGGTACTAGGCCGCATCAACCCGGCAGACCGGGCACTGATCCACCGCGCCACCAACGGCCAACCGATCAACCACGCCGAAGCCAAACGACTCCACGAAATCGGACAGTCCGAACTCGTCGCCAACCTCCCCGCCACCAACATCACCAAGGACAACGCATGAACCTCAAGAGCCTCACCTTCTTCTCCCGCTCGACCAAGGTCAGCGAGCCCAGCGTCTCCGCGAACGTCAACCTCCTCCCCCGCGACGTGTTCAAGGGTGACAAGGAAACCCTCGCGCTCTACGACCAGTACATGAACCTCCGAACCGCGATCGCTGACAACGATCGCGCAGCAGGACGCGCGAACGTGCAGGCCGAAGAAGCTAAGACCGCATACGCCCGTGCCATCCGCGAAGCACTCTCCAACGGCACGGACCCGTCCAAGGTGCAGAGCGACGTCGCACATTACGAAGCCACCGCCCAGGCACACGCTGACCTGTCCCGGCAGGCACGCTCCGGCCTCGAACGAATCTCCCGCACATTCGCTGAACGCATCGCCGCTGTCGCACCCGTCGTCATCCCCCGCAGCGAGGAACGCCTAACCCACACGGCAGACACCATGCGCCACGCGATCGCAGCACTCGCCGAAGCATGGCGGGACTACTCAGCCGCATGGTCCGAACGCCGCATCCTCGGAGACATCAACCTCAACGGTGGAGCACTCGGCGCCTACGACCCAGCAGGCACCTTCCCCCCTACCGTGCGAGCAGCCCTCGACACACTCACCAACCACCTCGCTGACCTCGACGTACTCAAGGCAGACGAACAGCACATCCGTGAGTGGCGGCAGAAGAACGCGCAGGGAGACGAGTACAACCGACGAGCACGACCCGCGGTAGATGCGACAGCCTGACCTCAATCGGGGTGGGTCTAACCAACCCACCCCCCGTGCGGGGTGCACCTCGATGACCTTCGTGCTCCGTACCGCCGGAGAGGTGGAAAAGATGTGGCGTTATGGCGATGGTCTGGTTTTCCGGAAGGAGGAACGATGAAGGATGCACTGATTGACGGTCTCGGGCCGCGGGGTCGGGAGTTCTGGGACGAGCAGCAGAAGCAGCTTGAGTTTGACCCGCATGAGGCGCAGGTGTTGCTCGAGGCGTGCCGAATTCTTGACACCATCGAGACCCTGTCTGCGGCGATTGGCGCGGACGGGGTGATGGTGGTCGGCTCGCAGGGCCAGCCAGTGCTGAATGGGGCTGTCGCTGAGCTACGGCAGCAGCAGGCCGCGCTGGCACGCCTGATCATTCAGCTCAATCTCGATGCTCCTGACGTGGCCGGCGCTGTCACGGCTCGGGCTGCTGCGGGTCGCGCGGCGGCGCAGAAGCGTTGGCGTGACCAGAAGGACCGTAGTGCCTAGGCGGCGGGCGGTCGACGAGGCCGCGAACCATGGGAGTGCTCCCGCGGAGTTGTTTGACCGCGGCTCCGAGCATTGGGTGTCTGCGGTCTCTCTGCGGTCGTGGCTGTCTAGTCACGGGTTGCATTCGTCCGCGATGGGTTGGCCTGACGATGGGCCGGCGCGTCACCGGGCTAAGGCGATTGATGCGTGGCTGCGTGCGAACGGGTGCGCGCATGAGAGGTGGCCCCACGGTCCGCTTGATTGGCACAAGGTTGCCGCGATCGGGCTCGACTTCGGGCCTTGGAAACGAGAAGAGCTGGACGAGCGCTTGGCTCGAGTCGAATTGAAGGAGAACTGAACATGAGTGACAGAACTACACGCGTGACGTTGGTCGCGTCCGTGAATTCCTACATTGCTGACATGAAGCGGGCGCAGGACTCGACCGCGAAGGTTGGGGATGAGGCTGCGAAGGCTGCGGCGAAGCTAGAAAAGCAGCACCAGGCGATGTCTGAAGTGGGCGTCGGCGTGGCGGCAGTTGGGGCTGTTGCGGCGGTCGCTTTCGGTATCGCGGTAGCGAAGTTCGCCGAATTCGACGCCGCCCTGAGTAACGTTCAGGCGGCGACGCAGGAGTCTGCGGAGAACATGGGCCTGCTGCGTGAGGCGGCGCTTGAGGCTGGGGCTTCGACGGTGTTCTCTGCCACTGAGGCGGCGAACGCGATTGAGGAACTGGGTAAGGCCGGTCTGACGACTGAGCAGATCCTTGGTGGCGGTCTGGCTGGTGCTCTGGATCTTGCTGCGGCTGGTCAGCTTGAGGTTGCTGAGGCGGCGGGTATCGCGGCTATCGCGTTGAAGCAGTTCAACCTTGAGGGTGAAGACATCCCTCACGTGGCGGACCTGCTTGCGGCTGGTGCGGGTAAGGCTGTCGGTGACGTTGAGGATCTGTCGGCCGCGTTGGGTCAGGTTGGTCTGGTCGCGAATGGTGCGGGTCAGTCGATTGAGGACACGACGGGCACGCTGGCTGCGTTTGCTGATGCTGGTCTGCTGGGTTCGGATGCGGGTACGTCGCTGAAGGCTGCGCTGATTGCGTTGCAGGCGCCCACTGACAAGGCCCGCGGGATCATGGAGGAGTACAACCTTTCCTTCTATGACACCAACGGGCAGATGCTCGCGTTCGACGAGATCGCCGGCCAGCTTAAGGGGAACCTTGGCACGCTGACCGACGAGACCCGCAACGCCGCGCTCGCTCAGATTTTCGGCAACGACGCACTGCGTGTTGCGAACGTCCTGTATGACGAGGGTGCTGACGGCATCCGGAAGTACATCGACCAGACGAACGACTCCGGGTATGCGGCGAAGGTTGCCGCCGACCGTCTGGACAACCTGACCGGTGATGTGGAGAAGCTGGGCGGCGCGATCGACACCGCCCTCATCAAGTCCGGGTCTGGTGTCAACGACCTTCTCCGGGGGGTGACGCAGGGCGCGACGGGCATTGTCGACGCGATCGGCAGCATCCCGGAGCCGGTTCTCGGTGTTGCGACGCAGATCACGGGGATTGTTGCCGCTGTCGGCCTTGTGGGCGGCGCTGCACTCCTCGCTGTGCCGAAGATCGCACAGTTCAAGCTGGCGCTGTCCACGCTGAACATTTCGGGTGCGTCCGCGGCGCGGGGCATCGGCCTCGCGACGGGCGCTCTTGCTATCGCGGGTACGGCGTTTTCCATCTGGGCGCAGCGTCAGGCTGAGGCTACCGCTACCGCTTCGGAGTTCGAGGAGTCGCTGGACAAGACAACCGGTGCGGTCACGAACTACACGCGTGAACTGGTCGCGAAGAAGCTTGCCGAGGCGGGCGCTTTCGATGGTGCGAAGAACGCCGGCATCTCGCAGAAGGAACTGACCGACAAGATTCTTGAGGGTGGCGACGCTGTCGAGGATCTGCGGCAGAAGCTGTACGACTACGCCAACGGCAACCCGTTCGACCCGTCCATCGCCAATTCGGTCAACGCGGTCAATGACTTGTCTTCCGGCCTGGAGCGTGCCGACAAGAACCTGGAGGACCAGGCGGCTGCGGCAGACACCTCTGCTGAGAAGACGACCGATGCAGCGACCGCCTATCAGGATGCGGCAGGTAAGGCAGCAGAGCTTCAGTCGAACCTTCGGGAACTGATCGACACGATCAATGAGGCGAACGGGCTGGGTCAGGACGCGGTGAGCACGAACGCGGCGTACCAGTCGGCGCTGGCTGGGATCAGTGACGAGGTGGACCGCCAGAAGCAGGCGTTCATCGACTTGCAGAAGGACGCGTTCCAAGAAGCCAATGGCACCCTGGATGGATTCGTGGGGACGCTCGACGGTTTCGTGCTATCGCTGGATGAGACCACTGAGGCGGGGTCGGCGAATGCGGCGATGTTCGCGGATGTTGCGGATAAGGCTGAGGCTGCGGCGAAAGCGCAACTGGAAGTTGACGCGCGCACGGTCGGTGCTGACAAGGCGACGGCGATCTATCTGGACACGCTCGCGGCTCAGCGGCAGGCGTTCATCGACTCCGCAACGGAGGCCGGCTTTAATGCCGATGAGGTTCAGGCGCTCGCTGACAAGGTGTTCGCCCTGCCGGATGAGAAGGCGGTGCACCTGGTTGCTGAGACGGCGGCTGCGGCTACCACGATCGACAACTTTATGACTCGATACGGGACGCTGAAGGGTTCGATTGTGTACCGGGCGACCCGTGAGGGTGCGGCCGGCGACGGTACTGCGGGTGGGTTCGCGGGCGGTGGAGAGATCCCCGGTACCCCGTCACGCAAGGACAACGTTCTGATCCATGCGGCTACCGGTGAGTTTGTTGTCAACACGGAGGCGGCTCAACGGAACAAGGCGCTGCTGCACTACATCAACAGTGGTGGCCGTATCCGCGGGTATGCGGATGGTGGTGAGGTTCAGCCTCAGTACGCACCCAGTGTGCCCCGGTGGGCTTCCGGTGGTGGCGGTGGTGGGGCGAGTGTCGACGTGACACAGAACATCTATCCGGCTCAGGGGATGAGCGAAGAACAAATCGGACGCATCGCGGCCTCAAAGCTCGGCTTCGAGCTGAGGGGTGCATGATGCAAACACACGAGAGGAAACGCGATATGACCGATGAACTCTTCGCGATCGACGAGGACGCCGCTGACCAGGAGGCGAAGGCCATCGCGGCTCGAATCCTCTCCGACGATGACCCCGCCGGCGAACTTCGCCGCATCCTCCAGCAGACACAGTCCGTCGCGTATGCGGAGGTGATCGCTGGACGCGCAGCCGAGATCGTCGCGAAGTACCTGCTCAGCGATCAGATGACGCTGACCATCGTCCCTGTCCCCGCGGGGCGGTTGGCGAAATTCCTCCACCGGGCACGCCTCGAGATGGCACTCTTCACGCCGCGGTCCTAGTAAGACCGAAGCCGCCCGTCTCCATCTCCGGAGGCGGGCGGCTTCATCATTTCCGGCTACCCCAGTCTGCGATCGGGCCTCCCCCGGGGCCGTGTGCGGCGAGGTACGCCGTGTGGACGCGGTAACAAGCCTCACGGAGAGTCGTGGACCATCCAATCACGTCACCGCGCCAGATCGCCTTATAGCGCATCTCGGTGCCGTTCATCACACGACGGAGCTCGACCGTTCCATACTCCCGCCCGTCTGGGTCGACCATCCGCCACACACCGGTCGGTCCCTCAACCGCAGCCATAATCGGGTGCCACTTGTCCACAGTCCGGGATCCCTTCCCCGGCCGAGAGTGACTACCGTAGCGGGCATGCCCGACGCCATCGACGACAGCGCACAACCTCACTGCCCCAAGTGTGGCACCGTGCTCCGCGACCATCTAGGCGGCTACCGGTGCGAGGGCTGCGACCTGTTTTTTCTGGCACATCAGACCTGACTGATTGCACGTTCGTTGCACGATAGATGCACGAGCAGATCTAGAACGTCGAAACCCCCGGCGCGCTTTCCGCGAATTACCGGGGGTTTCTTTGTGGTGCACCCCCTGGGACTTGAACCCAGAACCCACTGATTAAGAGTCAGTGTCGTGCAACATTGCACGCCTCAACAACGACGCCAGTGAGCCCGGTATTTCCAGGGTTGACGGGTCGATGTCCTACTGATTTACTTGACAGATCGAGGCAGTACGTTGCACGACTCGTTGCATGTACGTTGCACGAACAGATTGGGGACGCCATGTCGGACAAGCCTTGGGGGGCGATACGAGAGCTTCCGAGCGGTCGCGTACAGGCGAGCTACGTCGGCCCAGATGGGATCCGTCACCCGGCGCCACATACGTTCACCGACGACGCGCGCACCGCCGGCGGCGCTAAGCCCAGGACCGCACGCGATAAGGCTCAAGCGTGGCTCAGGGCGCAGCGCGCCGACATCGAGCGTGGCACGTGGGTGTCCCCGAAGGCACTCAAGGCCGAAGCCGAGGCCGCAGCCAAGAAGGCGGAGTCTGAACGATTCGGTCTCTATGCGTCAACCTGGGTTGCGCAGCGCGTGTCTGGCAAGGGGCAACCCCTCAGGCCCAAGACGCGGGCCGAGTATGAGCGGCAACTTCGCAGCGGGTTGGCGAAGTTCAAGAACGATTTGCTCACGGAGATCACCCCGGCACGTGTACGCACCTGGCATGCCGATCGGATGAAGTCCGGGAAGACGGCCGCGGGCGCTGATGCGCGCCTGTTACATGCGATCCTCAACACTGCGCTCGGTGACGGACTGATCACGAACAACCCGGTACCGGCGAACCTGACCAGAACCAAGACGGGTTTGAAGCATCGCCCGCCGACGATAGACGAGCTCACGGTCGTCCTCGACGAGATCGGCCCATTCTTCCGTCTGGCTGTCATCCTGGCGGCGTATGGCGGGCTCAGATTGGGCGAGTGGCGCGCGTTGCGTCGCCGTGACCTCATAGTCGCAGACGGGCGCGTGCTGGTCGACGTGCACCGTGCCGCGCAGTACATCACCCGCGAGGGTTGGCACGTCGGTCCCCCAAAGTCGGAGGAGGGCGAACGAGTAGTGCCGTTGCCCACCGGGCTCACTGACGAGGTGGAGGGGCATCTCGCCGAGTTCGTCGGACCGTTCCCCGACGACCTGTTGTTCCCACCTACTCGAGGTGACGGATTCGTCCACGATCGGCAGTTCAACCGGCACTGGAACCGTGCTCGAGATGCCGCGGGAATACGAACGGTCGTGCGGGAACATGACCTTCGGCGATTCGCTGGCACGACGCACGCACAGTCCGGGGCGACGATGCGGGAGACGATGGCGTTTCTAGGGCACTCGACCACTGTTGCCGCTATGGCGTACCAGGTGACAACGGGCCGGGAGGCCGAACTTGCCGACCGGATGCCCTTACCGATTGCTAAGCCAAAACTTGCGAGACGCATGACTGATCTCGCCTGAGGTGACACGTACCGTTTCACCTAACTCAAAGTGCCCCCGCCGTGCGCGAACACGACGAGGGCCAGACACCGAAGGAATGAGCAACGATGTCCATCAACAACAGTACTGAGGCTGCGCCCCGGTCGACTGATACTTCCGACCTGTTCTGGGAGCAGTTTCGCGACAATCTGCGGGAGCTCCTTGATGCGTCGGGCATGACGCAGAAGAGCCTGGCGAAAGAAGCTGGCATCCCCTACAGCACCCTTAACAAGAAGATGCGAGGCGTGTACCGGACATGGTGGGCGGTCGACCTCGCCAAGTTCCATCGCGTGTTCAACGGTGATCCCCTCCTCTTCCGAGGCCTCACCGAAGCCGTCCGCCAGAACTGATCCAGGCGTACCAGCGCAAGAACCACCTAGCGGGCCACAAGGGGGCACCCAATCACGTGATTGGGTGCCCCTTTTTGCGCGACACGCCCGGGGTGCAAATTGAGCCGAGATTGATTCAAAGAATCTTTCGACTCCCTGCAATTACCTGCAACACCCTGCAACTACTTTGCGCATTGATCCGGCGACTCCGGCAACGGATCCGAGGAATTCTTATGCCTTTCCTACTGCAGAATCGAGGTTACAGGACCACGCACAGATTCAGCAGGAGGACAAATGACCACACCAATCGCAGTAACTCCGGAATGGGGCTCGCTCGCCGCATACGGCGATAAGTACAACATCTCCGCAGCTACGGTCCGACGAATGGTCGCACGCGGCGAACTGGACGCCCGGCGTTTCGGCCGGCAGATCCGGATCGATCTCAACCAGGACGGGAGGCCGGTCACCTGGACGGATTGAGCCCGGACAACGGCGTCCGACACAGACAACTGCATACCGAGGAGGGCCCTCATGACACATCGCCCTAACGACGAAAGCCGCCCGAATTGGACGACTTCCGCGGATCAGCTGGCAGGCCGGATCCCGCACAACACTACTACCGTCAACGCTACCGTCCACAGCTTTCTCGCGGGTGAGATGCAGGCTCACCAACTCCCCTGGCCTCTATGGCTCCTGTGGAGTGACGGTTTCCGTGCGGCCTGCAACCGCGTGCAGGTGAAGGTCGACCGCGCCAATCGCGAAGCGGACTATTGGTACTACGTCGCCAACAATCCCGCCGACGTGCGCGCCGAACACGAACGCACTTTGAAAGCATTCGACGTCGCGCAGGCCCGCAAGAAGGCGGTGACCTCGTGACCACCGTATTCAATGCCGAGTGGCTGATGCAGCAGTCATTCCCGCCCATCCGATACGCGGTACCCGGTGTCATACCCGAAGGAATGACGCTGCTCGTCGCGGCGCCGAAGATCGGCAAGTCGTGGCTGGTCCTCGGACTGGGCGTGGAGCTGTCCACGGGCGGCAACGCGTTCGGCGCGCTTCCTGTCGGTGACCCCCGACCCGTGCTGTATCTGGCGCTCGAGGATGGGCAACGACGGTTGCAGGACCGCCTCATCCGTCTCAACCCGGAGCGCATCTCACCCCTTCTCGAGTTCCGCGTCGAGATCCCCGAGGGCAAGGTCATCGAGACGATCACCGACTTCATGGCCACTCACGACGGAGAAGACCCGGTGGTGATCCTCGACACGCTCGGCAAGGTCATGCCTCCAGCCGGCAACGCATCCCAATACGGACACGACTACAAGGTGCTGTCGGCCCTCAAACGGACCTGTGACGCCGTGCCTGGCTCGAGTCTCATCATCGTGCATCACACCCGCAAAGGTGTGGCAGGCGACTTCCTGGACGCCGTGAGTGGCACGCAGGGGATCGCCGGGGCCGCTGACACGGTGCTGGTGCTGAACCGAGAGCGTCATGAGGACAGGGCGACTCTGCAAGTCACCTCGCGTGATGCGCGAGAGGGTGAATACAGCGTGACCCTGACGGAGACAGGCGCGTGGGAGCTCGACGGTTCCGACCTCGCCGAAGCAGAGGAAGCAGCGCAGACCGCACGGGCAACGAGCGGACTCGGTGATCGGATGTCCGAGATCATCACGACCATCGGTCGCTTCCCCGAAGGCATCACCCCACGCAATCTCAAGGTGCTGCTACCGGACGTGTCGAACCTCGACGAGTACCTGCGCCGTGCTGTCGATGCGAACAGGCTGGTCAAGCTCTCACGAGGTCTCTATGCCCCCGTGAGAAGTGTGAGAAGTGTGAGTTTCCTCGAGGATGACGACCTCGAAACTCACAAACTCACGGAACTCACACACTCACAGGGGGGTGAGTGATGACCGCCTTCCGCGTGTGGCTCGAGACGTGCAAGGGCTGCAACCCCTGGACCCGCGTCATCGCACACCCGACCACGACGGAACCGATCGTGCAGGCGCTTCACGAGGACGACTGTCATGTGTGGCCCCGTCAGCAGCGGTCAGACGGGCAGGAGGTCATCCGTGCGCTCTGACAAGGGAGCTACCGAGTACGCCGCATTGGTCGAATCGATGGAGACCGTGCGCCCCGCATGCCGTGACTATGACCTGTTCACTGCCGACCAGACCGACGCCGCACAGCAGGCACTCGCCGCCCGTCTATGCGCCGCGTGCCCGCTCCGCGATCTCTGCCGCGACTACGCCGAGGCATCGAAACCAACCGCAGGTATCTGGGCCGGGATTCCGTATCCCCGCCGAGGAAGGAAGACCCCGTGATGTCAATCGCCCTGTGGCTGCGGTGGTGGATGGACCGCCTTTACGAATGGCACATCCGGAAGTGGGAGCTGTGAGCGAGCAAGAACGCGTCGCCGCCATCCGACGCGGAACACGCAAGACCGAACGGAGAGCACGCCGCTACGCAGCCCTCATCCGCAAAGCCATCGAGGTACTTGACACCCTCGCCGAAGAACTTGAAACCGAACTGGAGAAATCATGACCGACGACGCAGACCTCGAACGGCTGGCCGCGTGGGTAGCGGACTACGGCCGCAACACGAAGATGCTCAACCGCATCGCGGAACTCAACAACCCCGCGGCAGTGGAAGAAACACCCGAGTACCTGAAGACGCAGTTGCGCCGTGAAGACATCGAAGGCATGACACCCGAACAGGTCGACGCAGCCCACGCTGCCGGCGACCTCGACCAGGTCCTCGGCCGCATCGACCCGACAGACCGGGAACTCGTGCACCGCGCCACCAACGGGCAAGCCATCACCTACGCCGAAGCGAAGCGACTTCACGAAACGGGCCACTCCGAGCTCGTCGCCAACCTCCCCGTTCACCTCATCACGAAGGACAACGCATGAACCTCAAGAGCCTCACCTTCCTCTCCCGCTCGACCAAGGTCAGCGAGCCCAGCGTCTCCGCGAGCGTCAACCTCCTCCCCCGCGACGTGTTCAAGGGTGACAAGGAAACCCTCGCGCTCTACGACCAGTACATGAACCTCCGAACCGCGATCGCTGACAACGATCGTGCAGCAGGCCGCGCGAAGGTGCAGGCCGAAGAAGCGAAGACCGCATACGCCCGTGCTGTTCGTGAAGCACTCTCCAACGGCACGGACCCGTCCAAGGTGCAGAGCGACGTCGCACAGTGCGAAGCAACCGCCCAGGCGCACGCTGACCTGTCCCGGCAGGCACGCTCCGGCCTCGAACGAATCTCCCGCGCGTTCGCGGAACGCATCGTCGCAGTCGCACCCGACGTCATCCCCCGCAGTGAGGAACGCCTCACGGACACAGCAGACACCATGCGCCACGCGATAGCAGCACTCACCGAAGCATGGCGGGACTACTCAGCAGCATGGTCGGAACGTCGCATCCTCGGAGACATCAACCTCAACGGTGGAGCACTCGCAGCGTACGACGCATCAGGCTCCTTCCCCCCAAGCGTGCGAGCCGCACTCGACACACTCACCAACCACCTCGCCGACCTCGACACGCTCAAGGCCGACGAACAGCACATCCGTGAGTGGCGGCAGAAGAACGCGCAGGGTGACGAGTACAACCGACGAGCACGACCCGCGGTAGATGCGACAGCCTGACCTCAATCGGGGTGGGTCTAACCAACCCACCCCCCGTGCGGGGTGGGCCTCGATGACCTTCGTGCTCCGTACCGTCGGGGAGATCAAAAGGATGTCCGGCATTGCGGAGCGGCTGGTTTTACCTGGAAGGAGGGGCCCGTGGAGGTTCCGAATGGACTCGGTGAGCGTGGCTCCCGACTGTGGTCGTCGATCATGGATGACCTCGAAGGCGACCAGCACGACGCTGACCTCGTGCTCGAGACGTGCCGGGTGCTCGACGTGATCGATGCGCTCGCAGCGGCCGTCGATCGTGACGGTGTGACGGTGACGGGGAGCCGAGGGCAGATCGTCATCAATCCCGCGGTGCAGGAGATGCGTCAGCAACAGGTTGTCTTCTCCCGCCTCATCGCGCAGTTGAACCTCGACGAGGCGGAGCTTGGGGCGATGCTCACCGCACGTCAAGCGTCGGCGAAGCGTGCCGGGCAGGCGAAGTGGCGCCGGTTGCAGGAGGGTCGCCGTGGCACTGCGTAAGCGGGTCGTCGCTGAAGAGCCAGGCCTACCTGGAAGCGTCCCGGAGCAGTTCCGTAGCCGCCTGCACCCGATGTGGTCCGACCCGGATGCGATCGCGGAGTTCTGCGAGGAACACGGGATAGTCGCCAGCGGGCGCGGGCCTCTGTCGGCGTTCCAAGCCGTCGTTGAGGCGTATGCGGTTGCGCAGGGGTGGGTGAAGTTCTACGGAGGCAACACCCATCCGTTCCCGGATCTCAATCTGCTCGCTCTGAGGGGTGTTCCGCTGTTCTCGTGCTCGCTGCTCGGCCTCGAGAAGCACGGCATGTTGGGCCGCGACATCAGCCCGAAGGAATGGGACTGGATCGCGAAGACAGAACGCAAGCAGCTCGAAGAATTGAAGGAGAACTGAACATGGCAAATCGTGAAACGAAGGTGACGCTTTCGGCTCAGGTGGCTGAGTACAACAAGGCGATGGAGTCAGCGGCGAAGTCGACGCGGGAACTGGGGTCGGAGGCGGAGAAGCTTGCCCAGCAGAGGGAAGCGTTTCAGCAGCTCGGACGCTCAGCGGCCCTTGGCGGTGCTGCGCTCACAGCGGCGACCGCGCTCTCCGTCAAAGCCGCTATTGAGTGGGAGTCGGCGTGGGCGGGCGTCACGAAGACGGTTGATGGTACCGACGCGCAGATGGCAGAGCTCGAGGATCAGTTGCGCTCGCTGACTGCGGTCCTGCCCGCCACGCATGAGGAGATCGCGGGTGTCGCTGAGGCGGCGGGTCAGCTTGGCGTGGAGCGGGAGAACATCGCTGACTTCACGAAGACGATGATCGACCTCGCTGAGACGACGAACCTGACGGCGGATGAGGCGGCTACGTCCATCGCGCAGTTGATGAACGTGATGCAGACCGCCCCGGAAGACGTCGACAACCTGGGTGCCGCTCTCGTGGCGCTCGGAAACGACGGCGCGTCGACTGAGCGTGACATCGTCGAGATGGCGCAGCGTATCGCTGGCGCGGGTGAGATCGTCGGTCTGACCGAGGCTCAGGTTCTCGGGTTCGCGAACGCTCTCGCATCGGTGGGTATCGAGGCTGAGGCCGGCGGGTCTGCCATCTCCCGCATCATGACGGACATCGCAATGTCGGTGTCTGCGGGCGGGGAGGATCTGGAGCGGTTCGCTGAGGTTGCGGGGATGTCTTCGCAGGAGTTCCAGAAGGCGTTCAACGAAGACCCGGCGAACGCGATCGCGACGTTCGTTGAGGGTCTGGGGAAGATCGACGCCGCTGGCGGGGATGTCTTCAAGACCCTCGCGGATCTGGGGCAGTCGGACATTCGCGTCTCGCAGGCGCTTCTCGGCATGGCGAATTCGGGTGACCTTCTGCGGAAGTCGTTGGAGCTCGGCGGTGTGGCGTGGGAAGAGAATCTGGCGCTGGTTGAGGAGGCGCGGAAGCGTTACGAGACGACTGAGGCGCAGATCCAGATCGCTGGGAACTCGATTCGTGACGCGGCGATCGACCTGGGGGCAGTGTTCCTCCCGGCGGTCAAGGATGGCGCGGATGCTATCGCTGGTCTGGCGCAGGGCTTCGCTGACCTTCCTGAGCCGGTGCAGGGCATCATCGGCCTACTGAGCGGTACGGCCGGAGTCGTTGCGTTGACGGGCGGCGCCGCGCTGTTGGCTGTCCCCAAGATCGTCGAGTTCCGGACCGCGCTCGCCACGATGGGGACCACTGCGAGTCGGGTCGCACTCGTCGGCGGCGGGGTCACAGTCGCACTGACCGCCCTTGTGGCGGTCGTGGGGACTCTGGCGCAGAAGCAGGCGCAGGCGCGTCAGCGTGCCGAGGGCTATGCGCAGGCGCTCGAGCAGGGTGCTGACGCTGCCCGGGATTTGGCTATCGAGAACCTGGCGATGGAGAAGTCCGTGCTGGGTGTCGACTTCGGGTCAGCGTACGACAACGCGGAGAAGCTTGGTGTCTCGTACCAACTGGTCACCGATGCGGTTTCCGGCAACGCGCGGGCACTTGAGGATCTGAACGAGATCCTGGACGCCGCAACGGGCGGTGGTTCTGAGGCACAGGCAATGGCCGACGAACTCGGCCTTTCCTACGTCGATCTGGCGCAGTCTGCGGGAACTCTCAAGGAAGCGCTTCAGGACGAGACAGATGGGCTTGCTCGCGGCAAGGAGATCCGCGAGCAGGTCAAGAACGCTACTGATGAGAACACCGAGAGCACGAAGACCGCCGCTGAGGCCTACATCGACGCAGCGTCGGGCGCGTCGGACCTGGACGACGAACTGACGACTCTGTTGGAGACGATCAACGAGGCCAACGGTGTCGGTCAGGACGCGATCAGCGCGAACATCGCGTACAAGGATTCGCTGGCTGAGATCGACGACGTGATCCAGAAGGCCCGTGAGGGGATCGACGAGAACAACGACGGTCTCGCCGATTACGTGCTCACTCTCGACGAGGGCACTGATGCGGGCCGGCGCAACAAGGAGATGCTGGTCGATCTGGCCCGGGAGGCTGAGGAAGCCGCCAAGAAGCAGTTCGAGCTCGACGGGGACACGGAGAACTACCGGAAGACCCTTGAGGACTCACGGCAGGCACTCCTCGACCGCGCGGAAGACCTCGGCGCCAACGCCGACGAGGCCAAGAACCTCGTAGATCAGATCCTCACAATCCCTTCCGAGACCGAGTGGACCTTGATTGCGAACACCGCCGCGGCCGAGAGTGCAGTGAACCGCCTGATCACAATGTTCGATGGGACGCAGTTCACGGTCCCGGTCCGCGGTTCTGCCGATTGGATGGGCCCGGGTCGTGCAGGCGGTGGCCCGATCATCGGACCCGGCACTTCGACCTCAGATTCCATCCTCACGCCGACGTCGAACGGTGAACACATCTGGTCCGCGGCTGAGGTTCAGGCAGCGGGTGGTCACGACCAGATGGAAGCCTGGCGTCATGCCGTGCTGTCCGGGCAGGAGCAACAGCGGCACTGGGTCTACGGAGGTGCGCCCACTGCAGGCAGTGGTGGCGGAGACTCATCGGCCGGCAAGAGCGTCAACGTCACGCAGAACATCTACCCCGCTGAGGGCATGAGTGAAGCGCAGATCGCTCGTATCGCTGCGGAGCGGATGGCGTTCGAGGCTAGGGGGAACTGAGTAAAAACAGGGGCGGGATGTCTTGTCCCGCCCCTACGCTCGGTACTGATGAAAGGACGATGGGTTGATGGAAGACGAAGTCTGGTCATATGAGGACTCTCGCGCCGCGGACTTATCGGCCTACGCGCCGAACCATCCCTGGCGGGTCGGCATGGAGTTTCTCGCGCGGTTGAAACAACTGGACAGCGACCCGACCGCGATCGAAGACCTCGAATACCTCTCGACTCCTGAGTCTCGATGGGGCGACTTCAAAGGCGCCGCTGACATGGTCGCAGCGTGGGGCGACTGGGGAGTCGGCACACGTGTAGCGGTTCATCCGGATGCGCCCGATGTCGCCTACCTGGCCATCCGCCCCAAGATCCGAAAGGCTCACCAGGTAGAGGACGCGGCAGCGACTGACCTCGGACAGCTCGGCGCCATCTCTTTCGTTTGGCGCCCAGAACATGGTTTGTGGCTCGTGCACGGAATTGGCGAACCGCTCGAGCCAGATGAAATGCCCCGCAGCTCACCGGGCAACGCGCCAAGAGTCGACCTGTGGGCCGGCTAACTATGCCCGACGTCATCGACGACAGCGCACAACCCCACTGCCCCAAGTGTGGCACCGTGCTCCGCGACCATCTAGGCGGCTACCGGTGCGAGGGTTGCGACCTGTTTTTCCTGGCTCATCAGACGTGACTGATTGCACGTTCGTTGCACGAAGAATGCACGAGCAGATGTAGAACGACGAAACCCCCGGCTCGCTTTCCGCGATTTACCGGGGGTTTCTTTGTGGTGCACCCCCTCGGACTTGAACCGAGAACCCACTGATTAAGAGTCAGTGTCGTGCAACATCGCACGACCCGCGGAATCGCGCGGCTCGCCGTTGATTTCTAGGGGTTGACAGGAGTGCGACCTACTGATTTAGTTGGCACAAGAGCGCACGAGATTGCACGTTACGTTGCACGTTCGTTGCACGACCGGAAGGAATCGCCATGAGCGAGAAGCAATGGGGTGCGATCCGCAAGCTTCCCAGCGGTCGATACCAGGCAAGTTACGTCGGCCCAGATGGGGTGCGCTATGCGGCCCCTCAGACCTTCAGCGACGATGTGCGCAGCCCCGGTGGACTCAAGCCGAGGACCGGGCGCGACAAGGCTCAGGAGTGGCTACGTGCACGGCGATCCGACATCGAGCGTGGCGCGTGGACTTCCCCGCGGGTGCTCGAGGCCGAAGCGGCAGCGGCAGCGAAGAAGGCCGAGTCAGAGCGGTTCGGGCTGTATGCCGAGACGTGGGTTTCGCAGCGGGTATCGGGCAAAGGGTTGCCGCTTCGCCCCAAGACCCGGGCTGAGTACGAGCGGCAGCTTCGCGGCGGGTTGTCGAGATTCAAGGGTGACCTACTCACCGACATCTCCCCGGCACGTGTTCGCACCTGGCACGCCGATCGCATGACGTCTGGCAAGACTGCGGCGGGCGCCGAGGCACGGCTACTCCGGGCAATCCTGAACACGGCACTCGTGGACGGACTCATCACGAGCAACCCCGTACCCAGCAACCTGACACGCACACAGACAGGCAAGAAGCACCGCCCCCCGACCATCGATGAGTTGACGGTGATCCTCGACGAGATCGGCCCATTCTTCCGCCTGGCGATCCTCCTGGCGGCGTATGGCGGGCTCAGGACAGGCGAGTGGCGCGCACTGCGTAGGCGAGATCTCACGGTCTCAGACGGCCGCGTACTGGTTGACGTTGAGCGGGCAGCGCAGTACATCCCCCGCGTCGGCTGGGTTGTCGGCAAACCGAAGTCGGACGAAGGAGTGCGCATCGTGCCGTTGCCGAGGGGCCTGACCGGCGATGTCGAGACGCACCTTCAAGAGTTCGTCGGTCCGTTCCCCGATGACCTGATCTTCCCCCCGGTGAAGAGTGGCGCATTCCTCCACGATCGCCAGTTCAACCGCCACTGGAACCGAGCTCGAGACGCAGCGGGTATCCGCGATGTCGTGCGGGAACACGACCTGCGAGGGTTCGCGGGAACTGCATATGCACAGTCAGGGGCGACGTTGCGCGAGACGATGGCGTTCCTTGGTCATTCGACGACCGCCGCCGCGATGGCGTACCAGGCGACGACCGGCCGCGAGGCTGAGCTGACTGACCGGATGCCCTTGCCGATCGCTAAGCCAAAGCTTGCAAGACACAACAAGTGATCTTGCATGAGGCGACTCAGACTGAGTCAGCCTGAAACCGAAAGCGCCCCCGCCGTGCGCGAACACGACGAGGGCCAGACACCGAAGGAATGAGCAACGATGTCCAACACCCAAGATAGCGAGACCACCCAGCTTGATACGCCGCATTGGGCGATCGAGCGGGAGACGCAGGATGCGATGCCCGGCGCTGTCATGCACCGCGGCGACAAGCTCACGTGGGGCGACACGAGCGTCTGGCTCGAGCGCCTCGACGTCAACGGCAAGCCCAGCGAGGTCGACGTCGTGATCACCACACGCACCAACGACTACCCCGCCGAGGAGTTCGCGATCCCGCTCGCATCGGCCGGCGAACTCTGGCCGCTGCTCGGCAAGCTCCTCGAGGGCCTCACGGCCGTCGACATCGCCCGCGAGTGGCAGAAGTTCAACTAGTCGGCAGGGGTGCCGGGGATCGACTCGGCACCCCAACACGCCGTTTGACCTGGGCAAAACGAAGAATTCGATAGTACATGCCTTCTAACGCCCGGTCATGCGGTACTGTGAGTATTACAACCAAGGTCCACCGCTAGGTGTGAACCGGGACCAAAGCGGGGCGTGATGCCCTCAACGCACCCGGGGGAACACCGAACGACAAGCGGACTCCGATGGCGCGATGCCAGACAGAGCCACCGCAGGCGTGATGCCCAGTCGAGCAGAACCAGACTTCCTATAAGTCTGTTCGCTTACTGGGCCTTTCCTATTTCTAGGAGAGAACGCCATGTGGGTTCCGATCCCCCAAGCCGCTGAACACTTCAAGCTCAGCGATGACACCATCCGCAGGATGATCTCTCGCGGTGAGATCGAAGCTCGACGCTTCGGCCCCCGCCTCATCCGCGTGAACCTCGACAGCATCCTGGCTGGAGCGAAGCCGCTGGCGGTGGTCGCTTGAATGCCGAAAGCGCCCCCAGAGGAGGCGCTTCCGAAAACACAGCTGTGGCGGCTGAGGTTCCTAATGACGATTCTCCCATAACCGCCTTCCTCGCGGGGAAGTGCCATGCGCACGAACTCCCCTGGGAACTCTGGCTGCTGTGGTCAGACGGCTTTCACGCCGGCCAGAACCGGGCACAGGTTCGTGTAGACCGCGCAAACCGCGAGGCGGACCACTGGTACTACGTCGCCAACAATCCCGCCGCCGTGCGCGCCGAACACGAACGCACTCTGAAGGCGTTCGATGTGGCGCAGGCCCGCAAGGCGGTGGCCGCATGACCACAGTCTTCAATGCCGAGTGGCTGATGCAGCAGTCGTTCCCGCCCATCCGTTACGCGGTACCCGGTGTCATACCCGAAGGAATGACGCTGCTCGTCGCTGCACCGAAGATCGGCAAGTCGTGGCTGGTCCTCGGACTGGGCGTCGAACTCTCCACGGGCGGTAATGCGTTCGGTGCACTCCCGGTGGGTGACCCGCGACCCGTGCTGTATCTGGCGCTCGAGGATGGGCAACGACGGTTGCAGGACCGCCTCATCCGTCTGAACCCGGACCGCATCTCGCCCCTTCTCGAATTCCGGGTGGAGATCCCCGAGGGCAAGGTGATCGAGACGATCACGGACTTCATGGCCGCTCACGACGGCGAAGACCCGGTGGTGATCCTCGACACGCTCGGAAAGGTCATGCCTCCCGCCGGCAACGCATCCCAGTACGGGCACGACTACAAGGTGCTGTCGGCCCTCAAGCGGACGTGTGACGCCGTGCCGGGTTCGAGCCTCATCATCGTGCACCACACCCGTAAAGGGGTCGCAGGTGACTTCCTGGACGCTGTGAGTGGCACGCAGGGCATCGCCGGCGCGGCTGACACGGTGCTGGTGCTGAACCGAGAGCGTCATGAGGACAGGGCGACTCTGCAGGTCACCTCGCGTGATGCGCGCGAGGGTGAGTACAGCGTCACCTTGACGGATACAGGAGCGTGGGAGCTCGACGGTTCCGACCTCGCCGAAGCAGAGGAAGCAGCGCAGACTGCACGGGCAACGAGCGGACTCGGTGATCGGATGTCCGAGATCATCACGACCATCGGTCGCTTCCCCGAAGGCATCACCCCACGCAATCTCAAGGTGCTGCTACCGGACGTGTCGAACCTCGACGAGT